TGCCTCCTTGCGAAACCTATCCGTGTTTTGAGCATACAATTTCCTATACCCAGCATTTATGCGTTCTTTATTTTTTTCGTAATATACTTTTGATGCGGCTATCTCTTTTTCTCGATTCTTTATGTAGCGGAGTTTAGCTTGCGTACTCATTTTCTCTTGATTATTTATGCGAAATAATCGTTCTCTTTCCCTTATTTTTTTCTTATCCCGTATGTAATACTCCTTAGCACGTAGACGTATCTTCTCTTGGTTACGTAAGCGATAACTTTTAGCCTTTGCTAATAGTTTGTCAGGATTTTGTTCACTATAAGCCTTTGCTTTCTCTCGTAGTAATAGCCTATTCTTATCCCTATAAGCTATATCGTAGAGTCTTTTGTATTCTTTTTTCTCTTCGTCTGTCATTTCACCCCCGTTAGAAAGGTGCTGCTGGTAGTTGTTCTGGTTTTTTCTTTGGTGCTGCGCTAGGGAAAGGCCACGGCAGTTGCGGGTTCAATGCAACCTTAACTTGTACTGTCATTTCTTCTTCTCCAATTTAATCATGTCTACCTTCGCAGGTTGATGCGCCGATATCCACACAGCACAGATACCCGCAGCGATGATCAGGGCTAGAGCAGCCCACGCGAACCCGCACAAAAACCCGTGTCGCCACGATGCTTCTTTGTGCGCTTCAATCATCTTGTCTACTTCTTCTTCATAGACGTTTTTACTTGTCATTTTGTTTTCTCCTCAATACCAAAGTGTTTTTTCAAGCTATTGCCCGTGTCCCAATGAATACCTGCTGCCTCCGCTACATAGTCATCTACAAACCTAGCGCACTCAACGACAATTGCCACTTGCCATTCTTCGGGAGTAAAACGGTATGCACTCTGTATGAGTTTTTGAACATCGCCACACATTACCTTGACCGCGTTATACCCTTCAGTATCATTTCTATCCGCAAGTTCATACGCCTCTTGCATGATACGGATTCTTATCGGTTCAAACTCTTCGTTTGTCATCCGTTCTTCTCCTTGAGTTTGGCTTCTACTGCCCTCATTGCCACCTCACGGTCAATCATAAAACCGTCTGCGTCATAGCTGCATTGCTTTATTTGTTCATCCGTCAAACCGACCCACGGTTTCTTTTCTGCCTTAAATATCTGTATCTCTGTCTCCTGCCTAGCCGCTGCAAGTTTTACCCGCAAGTCTGTGATCGTATTCCGCAACCGCCCAATCTCTTGCAGGGCGCACTCATAGTGCTTCGGCCCAGCTTGGATGCACCCTGCGTAGTGTGTAGTCCCGTCACTCATTTCTCTTCCTCCTGCATAGCGACATCAATAATTTCTCTCAACGTGTCATAGTAGGCTGAGTTTTCAGGTTTGAAATCCCATGCAAAATGCCAGCCATCGCTGTCACGCACTACTAGTTCAATGCCCACGCCTTCGTATCTGTAGCCAGTCATATCGCAACAGTCGTGAAACTCCTCAAGCCAATTCAGTCGCTCTGCATCCAACCGGATGGTTGTTGGTTTTTCCCCGCGTATCTCCGCGATACACGATGCAATCTCTGGATATGGAGCGGCGGGTTCCCAAGCTGTGCCAAAAATGGCGGTGAGTTGCTCCCGCAAGGCGGCGTTCTCACGTTCAAGCCGCAAATAATTAGTAATCATTGCGTCAATACCTAGTTTTGTAACTCTGTTGCGTTCAAACACTTTGTCTAAATTACTCATTTCTTTTCCTCTTTCACTACCTGATGCTTTTTCCATCTTGCTATTTGCTCCTCTGTCATTTCCTCGGGGCAATGCTCAAACATCAATGCGTCTATCTTGGCTTGTTTGGCGGCTAGTTGTTCTGAGTTCCTGTCGAGTGCCACTTGCTGTTTATCAAATGCAGCGGAACAGTCTTTCAACTGCTGCCGCAGGGCGGCGTTCTCGCGTTCAAGGATTTGTGCAAAATAAATTGAAACGACTATTGCTGCTGGAGCCGTTTCCCACTTTGCTTCGTCCGACTTCGGTGTATCACTCATTTCCCTTCTCCCTTTCTTTAAAGTTCCGCAATGCCACACCGTGTATCCCGGCGCGAACATCATTTTAAATTCTCTAATTCTTTTTCTTCACATAAGTATGGGGCGCACTTGGGCAGTCGTACCATTGCCCACCCACCAGCAATTGCCATCACTTCAACATTTTTTAATGTTGTTTCGTACAACCATTTTTTACCATTAAAACTGACTGGTCTTTCGTGATGATGGATAGCTAATTTCTTTGAAGGTTTTTTATCCACCGTTCATCTCCTTAACGGCAACCGCTTTTCCGCTGGTTTCCTCCACATACCGTTTCATGGTTGCCAAAACATCGGTATGCGCCGAATCGGTGGGAATGTATTTAGAGGTCAACAAATGCTTACCGCGCATCTTGAGATACGCGATTGCTTCCGACCGCTTGCGTATGTTGTATTCACTGGACATGATTGGTGTTCCTTAGTCGAACGAAGAAGCCATCCTTGTTTATGCCCCTAGATATAAGAGGCATGTTGTATTCTTGTGTTTGTTTATCCAGGGTTTCTTTGATGGCGTTAACCAAAAATATTTCTATCTTGTTGGCTATCAAAAGATTATCCAATACCGTTTCAGCTTTTAACCTAGCCTTTTTGGTTTCTTTTCCTTCTGGTGGCATTACTATAAGTTGCGTCCACATGCCGGCATGAACTGGCCCTTTTGATGGCATCCAATCCATCCACGCCCTTTTTTTAAGTTCTTCTTTTAAACGCGCATCTTTTGCTTTTTTGGTTTCCAATGGGTTAATTAAAGACAGAAGAACCCATAATCCTTTTTTCTTATGCTTTATATACGCAACTTCTTTGGTGTTCATTTTAAATTCCTTCTTGAAAAGCTTTAAAAATATGGTCGCTATGCATTTCGTCAGTCTCTTCCGATGCCGTTGCTATAGATACGTCCATCCAATAGCCAGCGTATTTGGCAACTTCTGGATGCTCCCACCCCTCAGTTTCATGCCACTGCTGGAGAAGGAGCACCTTTACATCCTCGTTGCCATCATTAAGGGTTCGCCACACCTGACGAAATTGAGTAGTCGCTATGGTCATTTTGGTTCTCTTAAGGTTTCTTGAACGGCTGATGTGAAGGGAAGCCAGTTCCCTTCTTGCTGGCGGGGGGTGAGGGCGGGGTGAACCGCGCCTCTTTGTGCGCTTTCGTGCCCCTTTTCAATGGACTGAACTTAGCTGTCATTTCTGTATCCTTTCAAGAAGGGCGAGATAGCCCACCGCATCGACCAATGAGTCGCGGTGCGTAACGTCATTACCTAACCGAGCTGCTTTCAACAGCGTCATCATGATGCACACATCTTCAGGGGTAACGTCATGGTAGACACCAAACCTAGTATGCAAATGATTTGCCCAGTATCCTGCGATGGACTTCAGGTTCTTATCAGGTGCGCCGTAGGTCTTTTCCCTGTCGCCATAGATAATGTCCTTCGCCTCATCGAGGATTGACTTGGGGGCTACAGCGTTCTCCCAATGGTCTAGCGCACCCTTTGCCGCATACTCTTTGTCCAGTATTTTGTTGAAGTCAACTGCCGCTTGTTTAAATATTTCTTTGACTCCAGAACCAACAAAGGGCGTACCGTCATTCCGCGCTTTCCACTCAGCAATTTCATCCCGTGGCGGAACGTATTTCAACATCCCTTGGTTAATGAACGTATAGTACCAACTGGACTTGGGGTCGATATCTTGCGCATGGGCTTCCATACACAATCCAATGGCGTGATTGGTTTTATCTTTGTCTACGCCAAACCACGGGTTTTGCTTCTTCCATGCTATGGCTTTGGGGGAAGCATCGAACTCTGAAAACTTTTTCTTTTCTACTACTTGATCTTTAAACTTTACAGGCGCTACCTTATCCATCGCCTTCTTAACCATGTAGACGTAGCTAACATGGCATTTCACCACCTTGGCTATAGTTGCATCTGTAATAGCCCCAGCATCTGTAACACCATTAATAAGAAGATATCTTCGGATGCGTGTTGCTTTGCTTTCTTTTTTCATTTCATCTCCATGTAATTGATTATTTTATTTTCTATTTCATCCGTATTGGTTACTTTCTTTTGCAACCAGGAAGCCTTTCTTCCGCGACTATCAAGGATCTCCCAATCCATGTATGTACAGTCACGGTAATCAATGTCGCTAGGCGCATTGCGGGAATAAGAACCTTTGGTTTGCTTGTATTCAATTACACCGATAAGGCATGGTATTCCCGCTACACGCGCTTCTAACTCTGCTAAGTAAATCATTTGATGGTTTTTGGTTTGATGATCAACTCCCGCAATTCGTTGAGCAACATCTCTGCAATGGTTTCTCCACCAACGGCGACAAGGTTTGCATCCTCGTTCTTTTTGACTACAGCAATTGCATCGCGGATGCCTTTGTTGTAGCCAGAATTAAAAGCATCGTCACCCTCAATGATCATCGTAATGGCATCACGAACCAGAGATGAAGCTTTTCTTTCTCCCGCTGCTTTTTTAAGTTTAGTATAAATATCTTCTCGCAGGTGAACTGAATACGGAATTAATTTTGTAGGTTCCATGCTTTGTATTCCTCGTTAATTGTTTTTAAATGTTTTGCCGCTTCGGTATTGGTTTCCAACTCTGTTCTTGAAGAAATTTGCAATTCTGAATACATCCAGTTCACAGCTTCCGTTTCTGTTGCTCCTAAAATTTGATTTGTTTCTTTAAGAAATTGAAGGAAGTTCTTATCCCTGCAAAGAATTCCAGCAAGCTGTACTGAATTACCGTGTTCTTTCTGACGCTCCATTGGTTTGTTGTTGTCATTCAACCTGACCATAACAACCTGATATCTAGCCCCAACAAAATCCCGCAAAATGTCGTCTGGGATTTCGTCAGGGTGGATATTTAAAGTCAGGATGTGCCCAGTTCTGTCCTGCTTGAGCGCAACCTTAATTGCCTCAAATTGGGATGTCTTCATGGCTAGAAGGGAATGTCTTCTTCAACAGCAGCGTCTTGCTTGCCTTGCTTAGACTCCTGGGGGCGCGAGAGCATCTGCATTTTGTCGGCAATAATCTCCGTTGTGTATCTGTCTACGCCAGATTTGTCCTCCCACTTCCGAGTCCGCAGAGTGCCTTCAAAGTAAGCAGAACTACCTTTTTGCAGGTACTTGCCCGCAATCTCTGCCAACTTTCCAAAAATAACAATGCGGTGCCACTCTGTCCGCTCTTGTTTCTCTCCAGATTTATCTTTCCAGTTCTCCGATGTGGCAACAGAAATGGTGACGATAGAACTGCCATCGCTCCCGCTGCGAATCTCTGGGTCTTTACCAAGCGAACCAAGGATGATTACTTTACATACGCTAGCCATTATTTTTCCTCCGTAAACTTCGTTTTAAATTCACCAAATTTAGCCATCAGATCCTTGTGATCTTTTATGGATATAGATGACAGTTTCTCAATGATTTCTTTATTCACCCTGTAGATGGTCAATACGTCTTTCCGTGAAGCTGCCATATCGAGGGCCAGCTGGGCTGAAGCAATTACAGTAGCCACCCATTCGTCCTTGTTGTCGGACTGCGTTGATATCTTGATCTGCCATGCAGCATCCTCACCGGAGATAACAGCGGGTACTGCCTCAGACTTTTTAGCCTCAACCTTCTTCGGCTCGTCCTTTGGTTCTTCCTTCTTATCTTCCATGGGAAGGTCTTCGCCCGAAAAAATATACATACCCAGACCGTGAAGGGCTATGGCTTTAGCCAAGCAACGCTGCATCGCTACGTTCACCTGAAAGCTGTCCGGATTGATGATGGACTTGTTGCGGTGATCCATGACCGGCAACTGACTAGTCCGACTACGACCAAAAGCCGTTACCGTGCAGAACACCATCATGGTTTCACCAAACATTTGGTGAGGTTGGTATTCCCACTTGGCGTTCTCATCCAGGCGCATAAGCTGATCGACCGCCCACGCCCACGACAGGTAAGACAAATTCTGTTTCTTCTCAACGTGCTCGTTCACGTTGATGGCTGCTATTTCTGAATATTTCATGCTTGCTCCTTAGTTTCGTTATATTTCTTAAACTGCTCACAAAATTGGCTTACCTGACAATAGGAACCGCACCGAGTTCTTTCTCCGTTCCTAACTTCGATGAAGTACCCCTTTGCCAAAGCCTGTTCTGCTTCCTCTTGTGTTGTGTGCACGCTCTTCGCCCTAACGCCACCTTCCTTCTTTACTGCGTAAGTGGTCTGTTTCTCCCACATTTCCTCTGCCGTACAGGTTGGCAAAGACTCCCCTGTTTCCATAGAAAAGTTGGCTGCGCTATGCAAAGAGATACGGTTCTTGATAAAAGCTTCCCGCTGTTCAAATGGCCACAGCTGGATATCAATCGTAGTTACAGGTGACTGTGGGTATCCATCACGGGTTTTGGCATCTCTGGCAGACCAATCGCGGATGATGGCTACAACCTGTATCTTCTTTACCGGAATCTTCTTGTTGTGCTCTACAAGCCACGCATAGATATTCAGCTGGCTAACCCAGTCAACCTTTTCATTCATTACCGCCCACGCGCCGGTTGTTTTGTAATCGCTGACGATAATCCCGCCATCGACAATCTCTTGCAGATCGATAGCACCGGAGATATTCCAGCCGTCAACGTTGGCGTGAAGCCTTTCCTCTACGATATGGGTATCGCCTTTACCGTGCTCAAGGACGGAGTGCACAGCGGATCCAAACAGCGCCCACACCATTTCGCTTGCGTCTTGCTCTATATCGTCCCAATGCTTTCTTTTCAGCTGGACAATTTGCGGGCTGTTTATCATCTCCGTAGCAGAGATATTGGCCTTCCCTTTGGTATAGGTGGGACGTTCTATGACGTTAATAAACGTCTGCGGAAGATTAAATTTATTGGTCAGCTTCATTATTGTTTTGTCCCCTTCTCAAAACTATCAAAAACATCCATTTTTTCCATGTTTTCAATAAGTTCAACAATCAGCCCAACTACTGCTGTTTTATTTATACCGACCGCATCACACAACGCCACATAAGACATAGCCAAACCAATGACAGCTTCAGCTTTGGTTTTTGACAACGTCAACGCCAAGGCTCCTATCTGTAGATATATTTTTTTTGCATTCTCAAACTCTATTTGAGATATTTCATCATTGCTCATTTTATCTCCTGTCAGTTGGGTGACCAATTAATATAACTGGCAGAAAATACCGTGTCAATAGCATTTGGAAATATATTTTTTATCTGTTATTTTCAGGCGGTGAGACGAGCCAATCGCATAGACGCAAACCAAAATGACATCGTGGAGGCATTGCGCGAGGCGGGGGCTTTCGTCAGGATAGTCAGCCAAGGGGATGGACTTCCAGACCTATTGGTGGGATATCGGGGTGAAACCCTGCTAATGGAAGTCAAGGACGGTGATAAACCCCCCTCCAAGCGTTCCCTAACGGACGCAGAGGCGGATTTCTTCACTAATTGGACTGGCGGTAGGCTTGCGGTGGTAAAATCGCCTGTAGAGGCTGTAGCGATGCTGAACCAAACGCATGGGGATTGACAGGTAGGCGCGTGATCCGCCGCCAGGAGTACTAGAACTCCTAGTCAGTCCCCAGCCGTTTGGCGCGGCAAATAGGCAAAGCGGAATCAGCGGTGATATGGTGGTTTCTCCCCCTTTTGGGCCACTCTACGCCCCCGCACCTGCCGCGCCTTTTTTATCTTGACTTATTAAAAATCTTCCCATACCATCCGTTTACCTGAGAGAAAGATCAGGTCGCCGTGATGGGCGAAAGAACGCTTCAAAACCCCTACGCATGGGTTTCGGTGGCGAATGAGCTTTGGCGTCCTGCTCTCCATCACCGCGACCTGAAACCCAGCCGTAGGGGTTTTTCTTTTGGGTCGGTCTCCGCCCGTTAGCAGCGCACCTGTATCGGTGGCTCGGAAGAGAAGACAGGGCTTGGAATCACCCCCAAGATAACCCTCCCAGCCTGTTAGCGAGGGACTGGAGAAGACAGGGAAACATGGTGAGACAAGATCCCTGATCGATGAATCGCTGCGTTCTGCGTGCGCTAGGAGTGCCCCACATTGAGTGGCCCTCTGGGCGAGGTGAGAAGCCACCCCTCGGCTAATCACCCTTGGGGAACCTATAAACGGAATTACTGGCTGATACATTTAATATGAATATAACTGTTGACGGCGTAATTTCTATCTGGTAACTTTGCCAGATGAATTGGTGGTTCTGGGTATTTGAGAATTTCAACGTAGGCAAAGGGGCATTATGAAAGTAGAAATGAGCAAGATCCGCATAGATTGCGGGACGCAAAATCGTGCAGAGTTAAGCCAACCTGTAATTGAGGAATATGCAGAAGCGATGAAGGATGGGGATGTTTTCCCTGCGATCACGTTGTTTGATGACGGGGGCAGTTTGTATCTTGCGGACGGTTTCCATCGGTACTTTGCCAATCAACGTCTGGGCAATACAGAGGTTGAGGCCATTGTTATGGATGGGACGCTGCGTGAGGCGTTGCTGCATTCTTTCTCAGCTAATGCAATCCACGGTGCGCGGCGCTCAAACATGGACAAGCGCAAGATTGTTATGGCCATGCTTGATGACTTTGAGTGGGGCGAGTGGAGCGATCGGGCTATATCTAAACATTGCGGTGTTAGTCACACTATGGTCGCTAAATTTCGTGAAGAAGGTAGCGCAAAGAAAACAGAGCCTCGGAAGTTTGAGCGAGGCGGCGCGGTTCATGAGATGGCCGTAAAAGCAAAGCCTGTAGTGGTTGAGGAAGTACATCCTGAACACGATAGCGAGCGGGAAATGCAAGACGCTCTTATCAAACAAAACGAAGAACTGACACAACGTCTGGCCATCGCCCATCTTGAGGGTACTGACAGCGACAAGAAAGCTGCCGGCGATCTGTTGGATGAATTGCGCGAGGAGAACAAACAGCTGCGTATTGAACTCAACTCCATCAAGACAAGCAGGGATGCATTCCAAGAGGAAAACGCCCAGCTGAAGAAACAGGTGGCAATTCAGCAGAAGAAGCTGAAGAAATTGGGAATCCAATAACATGGCGGCACTTGCTTTACGGGATTATCAGAACAAGATCTTGGATCAGCTGCGGAGTGGATTCGTAGCGGGTCTGAGATCTCAAGTTCTCTATGCCCCAACGGGCGCAGGTAAGACCGAGATGGCCATATCGTTGCTTGAAGCTACAAGGGGTAAGGGAAACAAAGCTGCGATGTTGCTTGATCGGATTATTCTGTGCGAGCAAACTAGCCAACGACTGGACAGGTACGCCATAGATCACGGTGTACTTCAGTCCGGTCATTGGCGCTACCGCCCCCATGAAAAGATACAAATCTGTTCAGCGCAGACGCTAGAGCGCAGGGGATCATTTCCAGGTCTTAATCTACTCATCGTGGATGAATGCCATGCAATGCGGGATCAGACAATAGAGTTCATCAAGAACAACCCCAGCATTCGGGTAATAGGGTTGTCTGCTACCCCATTCACCAAGGGCATTGGCCGTGTATATGAAAGCGTTGTTAATGTAATTACCACAGCAAAACTGGTAGAGGATAAGGTTCTTGTTCCATTGCGCGTATTCATAGCCAAAGAAATAAACATGGTGGGCGCTAAAAAGGTGGCCGGCGAATGGTCACCTGCTGAAACAACAGAACGGGGAATGAAGATCACAGGCGATATCGTGACCGAGTGGATTAAGAAGACGCACGAAGTATTCAAGCGGCCACGGAAGACCATTGTGTTTTGCTCTGGCGTAGCGCACGGCGCAGATCTAGCCAAGAAGTTTGCAGAGCAGGGCTATAACTTTATCGCCATCAGCTATCGGGATGAAGATAAGTTTAAGCAAGATGTGATCAAAGACTTTGGCAAGCCAGATACGGAGATACATGGATTAATTGCCACAGACATCCTAACCAAAGGCTTTGATGTTCCTGATGTGATGATTGGCGTATCAGCTAGGCCATTCAGCAAGTCTTTATCCAGCCATATACAACAGATGGGGCGCGTTATGCGCGGTAATGAGGGTAAAGAGTTTGCCATGTGGCTAGATCACAGCGGGAATTACCTGCGGTTCCGCGAGGATTGGGATCAGATCTATCACGAAGGAGTTGCAGAGTTAGATGATGGGAAGGAGAAGGCTAAGAAAGAACCAACAGACAAAGAGAAATCAGAGTCCAAGTGTCCGTCATGCGGCGCGTTGTGGGTTCCAACCAGCGACATATGTCTAAGCTGCGGGTTTGTTAGGGAAAGAAAAAATGCAGTAATCAGCGTTCCTGGAGAACTGCAAGAGTTAAATACAGGTCAGACAAGACAGAACAAACAAGAGTGGTGGGGAATGATCCGGTGGCATATTGATCACGCGGGATGGTCTCCTGGAAGGGCGGCGCATACTTACAAAGAAAAGTTTGGCGTTTTTCCTCGCGGATTAGACAACACCGTGATGTTAAGACCAAACCAAGATGTCCTGAATTTCATAGACCAACGGCTAAAAGCGTACATAAGAAGCATAAAAAGGGGGAGAAAATGAAAATTTTGGTTGCGTGTGAGTACTCTGGGACGGTCAGGGACGCATTTCTAAAGCAAGGCCACTATGCGATGTCCTGCGACATCCTACCGTGCGAATCATCTGCATCAGGCGATCACTATCTAGGGAACGTGATAGACATTCTAGACCATGATTGGGACATGATGATTGCTCACCCCCCCTGCACAGACATAGCCGTTTCTGGTGCGGCACATTTCAAACAGAAAGTTGCGGATGGTCGCCAGCAAGTTGCGCTGGAATTCGTGAGGGCTTTGCTCAATGCACCAATAGATAAAATTTGCCTAGAAAATCCTGTATCTGTCATTTCCACCAAGATCCGCAAGCCTAGCCAGATCATCCAGCCGTTTATGTTTGGCCACTTGGAGCAGAAAAGAACTTGCCTGTGGTTAAAGGGTCTTCCGCCCTTGGTAGAAACTAATAATGTTTATGATGAAATGATGAAGCTGCCAAGGAGTAAGCGCGAGCGGCTTCATTACCTTGGGCCATCCGCAAATCGTTGGAAACTGCGTAGCACTACCTTTTCTGGGATTGCTGAAGCAATGGCAAGTCAATGGGGTGAATGATGGAATTCTTAGACTTTTGTCGTAGTCATGGCATTTTGATTGATCGTGTTCCGGTTATCGGGAAGTGGTGCAGGTTCTTCACAGAAGACCACCCAAAGAAGCGCAACGGAACCGTTAAGTTCATGGGTGATTATGGATTTGCTAAGAATCAGGCAACCGACCTGTCAGTTAATGTTTGGCAAAGTGGTAGGACACAAGGGTCTGATCGGACGGTCTTCGCGCAAAGGCGCAAGGAAGTGGAGCGGGAAACCAAAGCAACCCAGGATAAAGCAGCAGCTAGGGCGAAGTGGATCTTGGGGCAATGCGAGGTAGCGAATCATCCTTATCTAATAAAGAAGGGTTTTGCTGATGATGTCGGATACGTTTGGAATACGAAAGGCGTGCGGTTACTGGTAATCCCAATGCGTTCGGATGATGTCCTGATCGGTTGCCAGTTGATTGATGAGCAGGGACAGAAACGGTTTTTGTCTGGCCAACGCACAACAGGTGCAGAATTCGTAATCAAGGGTGGCGGGTCGCACGTTCTATGCGAAGGCTACGCTACCGGCCTATCAGTCCGTGCCGGCATGAAAGCTTTGCGAAAGCCGGCAACGATTCATATCTGCTTTAGCGCCCATAACTTGGTGAAAATTGCGGGGAGGCTTACCGGCGGGATGGTCGTAGCGGACCACGACAGGGAAAACCCAAACACCAAAACGCGGGCAGGACATGAAGCGGTTCGGATGATCGGCTGGCCGTTTTGGATGAGCGAGCGGGAGGGCGAGGATGCCAACGATTTCCATATGCGCCTGGGTTTATTTGCTTTTGCGATGGCAATAAAAAAACCCGCCCAGAAAATTCCTGGGTCGGGCTAGTGCTATGCGTTCCAATAGTCGGGGCTTGTGTCATTGGTGCCGCTTGGTGTCATGCTCTCGAATGGTGTATCTAATTCAACTTGGCGCATAAGCCATACCGTACCGGCTTGAAACCCGCGAACATAGTTTGCATTATTAGGATAATTAGACTTTGCGCCTAATTTCCCCGCTTGATAGCCTTTTTCGTAATCGGTCATTTATTCGGTCTCCGGCAGAGTGGCGAGGGTAAATTCGAAGGGGCACAAAATGAATACCGGTGCAATAGTGAACTCGTCGCCGCACAAGCGGACATGCATACGCGGCTCTGGCATGTACACGTCGACGTCGTAAAATGCCTCCTCAACTTCATACAGGTCATTTTCTTCGCCCGCTTCGGGGCAAGTGAAGCGGACAATGTCGCCAGCTTTAAATTCCATTATTTTCCCCCTTCGTCAACAATTACGGTTGCGCTTCTTAGTACTTCACGATTTTTAGGGAATTTCATGATTACTTTATATAGTGCATAGCCATCATGGCCATATGGCCCCTTGTTAAAAAAGGTTTCGCACGTTGCGCTATAAAAACCGGCACCTGCTGCGGTTTGGACGGCATCAATCGGATCGCTCGCCATATGGTAGGATGCCTTTTTTCGGTCGCTAAATTGCACCCTGTAACGGTCCAAAAATTGTATGTTTAGCATTTTGCGCTCGCGATCGGAATAACTTTACGCGCCCGCTTATCTGCAATTTTTGCGCGCCCGCCGTGCGCCCGAAAGCCTACGATTACCGCGCGGGCTGGCCGTGAGCACAATTCGCAAGCGTCGCAAGTGGTATCGCGTAATTGCGCTGGGCATACCCTAATTTCCCGCCCTTCTGGCGTTGCGCTCTTTGCCGGTGTATCCATCGGCACAATGCAAACAACAGGCAAGCCATGCCGTGCGAGCCTGTCAGCGTGCCCCGCATCATCGGCTGATAAGTTTATAACAAAGCCTTTTGCTGTCGCTTCCTTGGCGGCTTTAATCACGTTTCGGCCATGCTTATGCGTGTATGTGAAACCGCGCTTTCCCATATTTGCCGTGACTATCTGGCGCAAAGCATTTTTATCTAAATTTTCCCGGAAACCAGGCAAGTCGCCCGCCACATTAAAACGCCACAGCTGGCCGTCTGGCAACTTTGCGATGCTCTTACACAAGGCTGATAATGTTCCCCCGCGCTGCGGCACTTTATCCCATACCATGCGCGTGAAATAGTCTTCCGCGTAACAATCCGACCTATAATGCGGGCATGATGGCGGGCACGTTCCCCGTTGCGAGTAGGTAACGGGAATTTTGCCGGTTTTGCTGTTCGCGCTTTCGCGCACAAAATGAATTTTCATTCGTGCGCCTCTTTTTCATATGTGAAAATTCCGCTAATTATTAATTCTTCCGCGCCATAAACCGCACTCTCCCCGCATTCGTCGCACGGATACCCTGCGGCGTCCGGCTCTGCGGCTTGTCCTTCTGCGCCACAGGCCAGACAAAACCCCTCTTGGTCATCATTTTCGGCTATTGAGATAAGCCAAGTTATTGATGGTTTAAATTTAAGTTTCATTTGTTTGCCCCTTGTAGATTAGAAAAGCTTCGGATTCAGACATAAGGTTTAGAACCTTATCGGCCTTGAATATCGTTAAAATTTTCGGATTAGCAAGCCATGCCGCAATTTGCGCGGCGGGCTGTCTTTTGGTTTCTAGCACTTCGGCGCCACGGGTAAAAAGTACACGGGTTTTTAAATTTCGCCGCATGTCGCGCATAAGCATTTCATCTTCGAGCACTTCATTAATGAGCATGTCCGCGTCAATCGCAAGATTTGCGGGCTGGCCGGTATCGTCCAAAAATTCGCACAATAACGGGGGAAGCGTCTTACCGTATGCGGTCAACCATGACTCAAGTTCCCAAGGGCTGTAGGAATTGCTCCCGCCATGTCCGTTATTCCATACCGTGCCGGTCCGTTTTCCATCTATATAAATTGTGGCCTTAAAACAAGGCGTCTCTTCGCTGGCAAATTTCGCATATTTAATATTTTTTAGAGTGATTTTCACGGTTTTCCCCCTATGCAATTTCCAGGAATTTGTGCAATTTCGGTTCGGTCAATGGCCACGCGAGCCAGAGCAAGGCCGAGCAAAGCCTGATCAATATCGATATGCGGCACGATTGGGCGCATGCCGGCAACAAGCGGTTTCATTCCTTTTAACGCGAGCAAGCATGCCTGAGTCTGGCCGTTTACCAATATTCTCAAGGCGGCGAGCATGTCAGGCGCGACTGCAATAATGCGGGCGTTGCGGTCGCCCATCGGCGATGGAAAGCATACGGTATAGCCGTTGGTATCAATAATGGCGCGATAACCAAGGTGTGCGCCTTCTACCTTATCCAATACGATCCAACTCATGATTGATGCTCCTGTCGAATGATTCGCACCCGCGACGGCGTCGCGGGGTTGCCGATGCGCGTTAAAATTACGGTATCGCCTTTTTTTACTATAACGCTATCGTTCCATGCTGAATTTCCCGCACCGCCGGATCCGCCTATTGTGATATCGGCGTTGCACATAACGGGTATGCCGAGCGGCAACCACCCTAACCCATCTTTAAACGGTGCTAGGCCGTCAAAATTTTTTTCAGGCATATAAGTGCCCGATAAGTCGCAATAGTCAATTTTCATGATTGTTCCCGTAAAATGAAAATTTTCCCGCCGTCTAATGGCGCTTCGATTAAATCGCCGTACAGGCCTAGGCGCGCGCACAACGCTTGCGCGGCATATTGGTCGACCCTGTCATGCGGTGCGCTATATGGATAACCTACCGTTACGCTTTGAACTTTCCCCGTCCACCATTGCGCGGTGGCCTTAATTCGACTCCCCTTGAAACCGCTTGCCGGTAAGTACTTTGTGACTATGGCGCGGTTCATGATTTAATCCAATCGAGGCCGAGGGCACGGCCTATTCCGACAGGGCGTTCATCTTTGCCGTAAGGCGATGGGGCGTGTTCATTTGCCATATCGTCGGGATGCAACATTTCAAACGTTTCAACTTCATTTTCCGCAAGCGTACCCGTGCCGAACATATTGGCCGTTTCGCGTATGCGTGTTTTGCCGGTCAATCGGCAAACACGATATCGCTCGCCTG